CCCGATCTGAATCAGATCCGCAGCACCCCTACGTTAAAGACACAGTGACTTCAAACTGCAACCCATTGAATATACTGAGTGACTTTAGTCTCTACAAGAACTTTACAGAGGAACCATTTGTTCGGTTCCATTAGTTCAAACCCAATTGGGCGTAGTAGACGAAGTGTCAGTAATCCAAAGAGAACAGCCATCCGGTTGTGTCTCGTCAGCGTCCGAACTTTCGGACGTCTCTGGGCTCTCACAAGAGCCCCATCCCAACCCGTCGTCAGCGCGTGCTTGAAGAGCTACGTGCACTGGCGGTGGGGACCTTTCTAGGAGTCTTCTGCTCATCGGCAGGAGGCTCTATCGCTGGCCCAGAGGGCCTTGTGACCACAGCCGATAACGGCTGGTGGGGCGATGGATCCACCCAATCCTTCTCATCAACAGTGATGAGACGATCGGGATTAGAGATCCAGGAAGGAATTGACTTCTTCTCAGGCCTTAGGACCTTGCGAAGGCGATCTGTCGAATCTATGAGTTTCGACGATCGCCGAGTAAGAAGACCTTCTGCGTGTAAACGCGCACGCAGAGCAGATGCCGTCTTCTCATCGGAGAGAGAGACGGTAAAAGCTTGATCCATAGCTCGTCCGTAGTAGTCGATCACATACAACAATGTGATGTCTCCAAACGAGTTATCCGTACCGGAAGGGACATAGTCCAGATTTCCGAGGATGAGGCCCTGTACAGTCTGACGAACAGTCGCTGTATTGGCCGTATCAAGCTCTGCATTCCACACATTGGAACCTGAGTAACCGAATGAAAGACTCAGGTTATCGCGGACGCGGCCGACCACGAGGTCGGGCAGCTCCTGCATTGCGGTGAAGCCGTGTGTACTAACAAGCACGGCTTCAGAGTCAGGGGAGTAAGCCATCGCAACAGCACCAGCAGTCTGGTCTGGCTGATTCGATGTAAAGGCTACCCCAACCTTCCTGAAGCAATAAAACGACCACTCCCGAGCATCAAGGGCAATTTGCCCCCCGATATAATCGGGGCTCAGAAGTATGTAGTCGTGATTGCCATCACCGACGTAGTTCTGGAAGACACCGGTCTTACCGTCTGTCTCTCCCAGAGTACCCAATGACTGTGAACCAACAACCCTAATACCGACCCCATACTCAGGGTGGGTCGGGGCGTTGCCCATCTTATGGAACATCCCTCGTCGCGTTTCCGCGACCGAGAGATTACCACCAGAGATGGTGGGTCTCTGATCCACAGTTCCCCAACCACCAGTCCAACCCTTCTTCGAAGAGTAACCTGCGTGGAAAAGAGGTGTGTTGATGCCGGCGAAGCTACCCTCGCGCATCTGCTCCCCAATAGAACTGGGAAGGTCCCGGGCTATCCGGCTCCGGGGGACACGTCGCTCAACAGCGATCTTACGTGTCGTAGTTCTGACCTTTCTAAGGCGGTCAGAGGTACCAAGGTTTTTCTTCTTTTTCGAGACGAGAACCAGACTCGTCTTCCCATTCTTCGGCATGGACACTAGAAGTGACCACAATTGCGCTCATTGCAGATCTTGCAAGACCAACAAGCCAGAACCTCGGCATTTTGCACGTGTACTGTCCCGAGTTTTTCAACCTCAGCGGGACTCGTGAGAGTGTGTACCCCAGATGCGCTTTCCATAGACGCAACGACCTGTTCCTCACAGGCTGGATACCTCAGAGAGCTCTGCTCCCCCTCACTAGTACAAACTATGACCCGAGTTTCCTCAGGGTCGCGTGGGCCGACCATTCCTTCGTCGATCTCCAAGCCTCTGCTCTCCCTCCATTGACGTCTCAGATATTCTTGGACGTCGTCCCAGTCAACCGGCCCATCAGGCAGGCGGGAACGAGGGGTGTGAACAACAGTTGGGAACACCTTCCAGGACTGTCCATCCATTTGCAACCCCCGGGTAGGGGGACTTACCGTGCAGTCTCTCGACGCTGGCGCCGACTTAGTCGACACTTGGTACGGAATTATTAAGTCGCAGATCAACTCATACGACACCGTTTTGGTAAGATTACGCAATTGGACCCATCCGAAGACCTCCGTTTCTCGGTCTATCCTTAAGATGCTTTGAGCATCAAGGACCTCGAACTGGTAACCGCGGTCACGCGCGTCACTATTTCGCTTCCAAAAAAGTCCGGCCTCCCTCGGTGAGGTATGGCGCGGAAACGAAGGGTCTGCCGGTAGTATGATCTTATCCTGCGAATGATCATACGTTCTCAAACCCGGCACCGCCAAAGATGAATCCCGACGCACCCGAACTTGCGATAGTTCTTTGCGCCATGGGATTGTTGATACATCCTTGACTTCATCGGTTCTCCAACCGATGGGCTGATGATTGCCAGACTCACAATAAAGATTGTAGCTGGCAACCAGTCTCTGATAGTCTGTCATATAAAAGACCAAACCATCGGGCGGCTCAAAGCCAAGACCACCCATACCCACCGAAAGGTAGAGGTTATACCGGCCAGCATCACTGTAGTCAGAAATAGCTACATGATTCAGCTGGCGAAAGTATGCCTCCGCCGTGATCTTCGCAATCGACCAACTAACCACGCGTCTCTGCAGCGCAGCTAAAGGTTTTTTTCTGTCGCCCGCGGCGACTTTCGATTGCCCAAAAATCATCCCTACGGGTAGATAATCCACACGGGAGAAACGTCCATCAACGTACTCCCAACCGACGGTATTGATGGTGCAAAACCGTTTGTGCGAAATATTCTTACCCAATGATAGCTTGAAACCCATCTCAGCTACATGTCGACGCCAAATTACCTCGAACTCGCGATCAGCGGCGAACAGAATGTCGTCGCCGTTCACGAGAACAGGCAATTCTTCCCACGTAAACAAGCGTGGGAAGTGATACTCCTCATATGCATTCCAGAAGCAAATGAGGTTGGCAAGACAAAGTATAGGGAAGCTCAGTGGCGAGCCCATCAACTGTCCGTTCCGCTGTCGAACAATCATCGACGTTGGAAGTTCCACAAGCGAATTGTATAGCTTGCGTTGAACATCGGCTGGTAACGCGTGTATAATACAACGGAGCTCCTCTTGCATAGCAGGGCCCCCTTTATACACCAAACAGTGTTCATACAACACGGCACGCATTATTGCGACAAGCCGTTCGTCCTCAAACACAATCTTTGGAAGCAACTCTTCAAAGATAGCCTTCGTGACACCGATATTTAGCGAGTCGGTTGCTCCAGAATAGTCTCCCGATACCCATCTTAGCGGCCCCCTCTGTGCGGGTGCTTTCGCCTGGGCTTCGGATAGCCAATCCATGTCACTCTGTTCAATCTCCTTCCCGATAAGGCGTAATTGCGGGAAGTGGACAGGGTTACGCAGGTAAGCATGCATATGCTTTTGAAGAGTACCTGCAAGGTAGTAGGCAGCAGCTTCTCCTTTGGAGATAACACGCACCTTCGCTGGTTCGAGGACAGGACAGATCTGACAGGAAAGCCCGCGGGCTATGTCCTCATCCGAGGCTTGAATCCGCATACCGCCCTTAGGCAGGTATCCAAAGCCTTCCTCAGACTGTCGTTCATCCACATCCATACCGATTGGGCTCTGCGAGCTCCGATAGGCCTCCGAAACAAGGTCGCTATATCCTCGGCGTGGAAAACCACGAAGTTCACGTACTTGTCCATCGACGTAGTACATGCCTACTAACTCTTCGCATGCAAAGACACAGGCCATATCAACGGCCCAAAATTCCTTCTCAACGGAATCTTTGCGTGCGGGCTTGGGCATATGACAGATATACTGATTGTTACCAGTATCAAACTTATCCGTCAGTTCGGCCAGGGCACCACCCTGAGCCTTACACACCTCGAAACAAGCGTTTCGCGACGCCTCTTCACGACGACGTGTGTATCTCCCAATCCCACTCCAAACCCGGTCCGCCTTCTGCTTGATACTTGCAAGACGTCCACCGGGAATGGTACCAGGTTCAGTACTCAGAGTTATCATATGGCCAACTAGCTTCTTGGCAACAAAACTCTGGTCAACTTGGATCAACGACCTTTTCAGTTGGTTAAATCCTAACCCCAACCGATAGTGTCGCTGCGAATCCTTACTATTCATCACGGCCCTAAAATAGCGCCGTATTCTCCCTTGGAAGATGTAAGGATCGGCCCCCGCTGGCATTGCCGGGAGCTCATCTTGGCTTAAATAAGTTGCCAAGACCCAAGCGGAATTCGCTTTCCATATCTCAATATGGTCGCCAAAGGTGCTCGCACCATTCTTCGAAAAAAAACTTTTCCAGTCATCCCAGTTGAATTTGCCAAAGTTCGGCAAGCCCTCAACTAACATGATGACGATAGAAACGAAGACTTGTAGCTCACTCGCAAGGTGTGCGGTGGCTGCCAAGTGGCACTTATTCACTTCCTCCCAATTCTCCTCGGCCCGCTCCCTCCAATTTTCTGGGAGCCGAGCTTTCATCGGTGAATCGATATCTCTCTTAACACCAACGACGGTGTCTGGGATAGGAAATGTAAAAGCGAATCCAGGTCTCTTTCGATCGAGTTGTCTCACGCCCGTCCGAGGGACACGTGAGGCCAACAAAGCGACCAACTCCCTGAATATGAGTTGACCGCGATCTGAAAGACCAGCTCCGTAGTAACAGAAGACGGTGGAGCATAAAGTTCCGTCTTCCTCCCAGTTCCGTGCCAAGCTAGCACGGAAAGTATTCTCGCCAAGACGACGTTTGGGGGAGTCGTCATGGGGCTGCACCCGCAGCCTAAGGGAGTCAAGAATTTTTGTGGCAATGACGACGAGCTCATCTAGCTCGTCGGTTCCACCTACCGAAGTCGACGGGATTCTATCCCCGTCGCAACGATCAACGGTTGACTCAACCGTGTGTTTTTTGAGTGCTT